ACATCCCACAACTTATCAAGAGTGGTTTTGTTCAATGCTTCTTCAATCTTCGCTATCATGTCATCAATTACAAGGAACTTTGAAGCACGGACCTGTCCTGCGTTATTACTTCCCCTTGTACTGCATTGAAGAGAATTAAACATCTTCTCTTTGCCGACATTAAATTCCTGTGCCTTGGCATTTTGATGATTGACTTTCAGGTTTGGGAAAATCTCACTCCATGTGTATTCAAGATTGTCAGTTACGATACGCAAGGCGTCATCGTAGTACTTTCTTGTAATCCCGTCAGAGTGTGAGAAGAACAGATTGTAATCATCAGGAAACCATCCGATTACTCCAGTGAGGAAGAATCGTCCGATACTGGTCTTCCCGGTTCCAGGCGGCATCGAAATTGAGAGCAAATCAAGATCATCATCTATCATTTCCTGTAATGCCTGTACCAATCCCAATCTGAGAAACTGCTTTCTCTTTGGCTGATAAAACTTATCCTTCGGCTCTCTGTTCTTCTCAAGATACAGCAGATAGCTGTCTAACTGCCGATTCCGTCCTTCCATCAAACGCAATTCCCAAATGGAATCTGTCGCATCCTTGAACAGGTCCTTATCCTTGGTCCTCTGTGCAATTTTTGCACATTTAACCTTTATCAGGTTCGATAATTTGAGAACAAATCTGCGATTCTCATAGTCTCTCTGCATCGTATCGTGTCCGAAAGATGCAAAAGCCGATACAAGGGAGCGGTCAAGTTCATCCGCAGCAGATTCCTCTATGATTTTTTTGTGAAATGCCTTGAGATATATTTTCTCTTGTTCGTTCAGCATATTTTCTCCTTGCAAAAAAAGGACTGTTTAACGGCACAGTCCTAATAAGCCGATTCCTGAAAGGAGCAAAAAAATGAGGTCTTGAGTATCGGTCACCGCTGAAGGGGTAAACAGTCAGTGCCGATAACTGCCACAACAGGATTCGAACCTGTAACTCACGGGATCAAAACCCGTTGTCTTACCTTTTGACTATGTGGCAGGATACGGCAGACAACCTTTTCTGCCGTGTGGAAGTCTCCCTTGCTTCGTCATTCTCTCAAACAACAACCCTGTTTCTTACAACTTCCTTCCCCATGCTACAGGTGCGGATTTGAACCACACGCATTCAGCCGTATACAAGCCTTAACATTCCCCCTCTGCCACTGTAGCAGTCCGTTTCCGTCTCTCCAAGATGGACTTCTCAGCCGTTTTCCAGTTGTCGGCACAACGCATACACGCGACACATATTCTTCCCATTCTGGTTGCCCTGTGTCGGGACATAGCCACCAGTCATGACTTCCTGCTGATCAGTACAGTGCTTTGTTGCAGTGGCACATATATGCTTCAACCAGTCAGCTACATGGAATTCTCCGGTTCACTGACCTAACATATAATCGGCAGGGCAAGATTTGAACTTGCGAACCCCGGAGGGAACAGATTTACAGTCTGCTTGCTTTAACCGCTTGCATACCCACCGATACACCGCCTGTCACGGTTTGCCCATGGAGAAAAATCATTGCAAAAAGCCACAGGCAAGGTTGAATTTCACATGAAAACAAGGAGGTAACACATGGTCGAGGTCGGATACCTCTTGTTAGTAAGCATTGTCAATCTAAAAACAATCTATCTGTTATCAACTCTGCAACGTGTCGGTCATCGTGACTTCCACGAAGTTCCTTCATTGCTGACAATACACTTGCTACCGCAGCTTCTTTAAAATCTGCATTGTTTTTGTATTCCTGACAGAAAATATCCGCAGCAGATTCAAGTGTTATGTCTTTCGCAAATCTGTAATCTATCATTTATTGTCTCCGTTGAATGCTAAGAATATTAATACAAGTCCTATCATCGGGATTAACAGCAGATAGTTTCCTGTGTATGCCATCAATGCTCCGAATGTTACTATGCTTGCTACTGTCTCCGCAGTACCTGTCCTCATTCAATCACCGCCTTTTTTGTTTTTTCGGGGATTTTTAAAATTGTATGCTGTATATATGCCTGCTAAATATCAACTGGTATATAGCTATCTGTTCTTGATGTCCCTATCTATCAATCCTCGAATATACTCTGATGTTGTAATCCTATGCCGATTACATTTCTCCTGTATATGTCTATGCATATCATCTGTTATCCGTATACGAATTGTATGCTCTTTAGGATTGTTCGATATATTCATGGAATGTCTCCTATGGGTGTTAGTGTTATATATGTCTTTGTGTTATGTGTGTGGTTATTATATATATCTATTAGAATATAAGGTGTGGCACAAGTTGATGTCTTTGGATTTGGTCGGAGGGCTTACCCAGCCGAAGGCTGGACCGGAAAAACAGTGTCCACCCATTCACTAGACACACAAGCTAAAATGTATACATTTCGCTAAAGAATAGTTTAGTGAAGTCCTAACTATACAATGTGCATAACTATATATCCTTATAAACCCTATGAATCTATGCAACATATACAAAAGACAGCTTTTATATCACTTTCCCGCTTGCAGATCCGGCAAGGATTGCAACTCATTTGCGATTCCTAACCTGTCAATCACATCTGACTTGCTATAGTTTGGCAATTGACCAGGTCCGGCAGCCGATGCGGATTCTTTTGATATCATGTCATTAAATAGCGCAAGTGGACCGACACCAACGGACCCGGCACCATTCCGCACACTGTCAAAATGTTCTTTCGATAGTTTTTTATATATATATTTAGCTTTATTACTTGCCTTTTTATAATATTCTCCATCATCAAGATACCTTGCTTTTTGTTTAGATATCTTTGTACCATCTAACAGATAATAATCATATGTTCTATATGTATCATTATTCCATTGATAAATAATTGTATCGCTAATACCGGATAACTTTTCAAATCCTAGTATAGATATTTCTTGATTATGAATATCACATATATATAGATACCTATCAACCAACTTATTTATAACATCCAAATTATATTGTTTGTTAGATATATCACTATCGAATAACATAGAATTATCTTTTTTAAACGTATTATTATATATATACCTTAATGCACCGGACCATTGACGGTAAGTCAGTTTATACTCATCAAATCCGTATCGATTGCAATATTCCTGTAAATAAAAATCTATGTCATCATCATATATATTTATATTTTCTGTATTACTATTATTCATTCTTGTATATCCCCTTTTTGATCCGGTATCTAATATAAATATATATAAGTCAATCCCTGTATTAGATCCCGTCACGATCCGCACCAGGAACAAAAAAAGACCGCCGGAACGATTCCAACGGTCACTTGATACCACACTTTTCAAAATGTGGCAAGCCGATTAATATCAGTCTTTGTCAAGTCTTTTATTTAATTTCTTTTTCTGATTCCATTCTATGCAATTCTTCAATTACTAATTCACTAATAAACTTGTTACAGGATACACCAGTTAATTCTTTTATCCTGTCTTTCGTACCTTTAGGAAGATTGACAGCGATTCTGTCAAACTTATCATTATACTTTTGAATAGCCCTTTTCGTATATTCCGGTGTTTTACTTTTTGCCATGTGTTTTTTCTCCTCTCATTTCTTTAAAAATATTCTACTCAAAAAATATCACTCTAATCAGATAAAGTCAATATATAAATATAGTTATATATTCAACTTATACATAATACACAAACGCAATATATATATTCAACATATATTTGTTAATTATTCCGATATTCCATATTCAACTTATATATGTTATCATATAAGCAACTTAAGAGAGACGGACCGCCGGAACCGATCCGGCACCTATGAAAGAGAGGGTTATAACATGAAAAGAGAAAAAGCACTTGTATTAGAAAATTGGAATTCATATGTAGGAATTAATCCTACAACACATAGTAGCACGGATAAGCTTGCCGGGATTACAAGCTTATCAACGAATTGCAAAAGCTGCAACCAGTGCATTAATTTGCACAATAAAGGACTTGAGCAAAAAGCAACAAAAGAGGGACTAAAAAAAGAGATCCATAAACAGGATGAAAGAATCAAAAGACAAATGAAGAAACCGGAAGACAAAAGAAACATGGATATCATCCAGGACGCAACCGAAAAAAGAAAAAAGTATGTTCACGAAATCAACAAAATAAAAGTTCTTGTTTGTGGTTATTGTTTCGCTAATAACTTACTTGAATTCAAGAAGAACATACAGACACCACTTGACAAGAACACTGAAATTTTAACAAGTAGAATTTTGGAAGATTCCGAAATCCCGGTTATTAATAGAATGGTTTTCAGATTTGAGTCTTTCGGAGATCTGCACAACACAACACAGGCAATCAATTATATAAAGATTGCTGAAAATAATCCACATTGCGTTTTTGCCTGGTGGACAAAAAGACCACAACTTATAAAAAAAGCAATGGAAAAAATGGAACTTGAAACCATGCCGGAAAATATAATTGTTATCTTTTCTAGTTACTATGTGAACGAAATCAATAAACAGATTGCAAGTAAATATGACTTTATAAAAGTAGTATTTACTGTATTTGATAAATATTACTTAGAAGAACATCCGGAAATTACAATCCATTGCGGAACCCGTCAATGTATGGCTTGTTTAAAATGCTACACAAAACGATCCGAAACCATTTATATAAATGAACTTGTAAAATAATTCAATTCCAGGTCCGGCAGCCGGTGCCGTCGAAAGTTCGATTCTTTCGGGACCTTTTCCGAAACTGAAAACAAGGCATAAAAAAAAGAAAAGAGGATAAAAAAATGAAAAACAATAATTTTGTACCATTACGAAAAATCTTTCATGTGGACCGTAACAAAGATATCACATTGAAAGAACAGAAAAAGCAACTTGAAAAGGATTATATAAATTTTGAGTACCTTTTCAGTGACGGAAGAAAAGTGCATTTTGTAGCACTTATGGAAAATGTAAAACCGATCCGATAGAAAAGAGGGAAAAGAGAATATGACAAGAGAAAAAGAAAAAGAGTTTCTTCAAATGAGAATTGCAAACCTGGAAAAGGCTATTAGTGGCTTTCCCAACAGTGCCGGAAACGAATACTTTTCCGGGAAAATTCAAGCTTATAAAGACGTTTTAGAACTGTTTTCCGGTACATTTGACACATGGGAGACAAGAAACAAAGTTTTTGTAGCCTGTAAAGAAACAGGCGATTTTATAACAGAAGTTTCTTCTGTACAAGAGGGAATTGAATTGATAAAGGAATACGAAAAACAGGATAAAAGCGAAAATATTTTCGCACCTGATTTTTACGATGTAGTAAACAATGATCATGTTTCGATGTTATAGAGAGGGGAAAAAACACAATGTATACAATCATTTACATCTACGAAAACCCTGTATACAACTATACAGGATCGGCAACAAAAAGCGAACTGGACACACTGAAAACAAGTTATTTTACCATCCAGGACGGCAACATTGTTACTGTCTATATGGACTAGAAAAGAGGGAAAACACATGGAAAAGAAAAAAGTAATGATTGATACGGAATTACTTGAAAATATCAAGTGTATTCTTTCGGAATATGTCAATGTAGCTGACAGGACCGGACTACTTGAAAGCCCGGATTATGTTTTTGAACTTATACAGGAAATTAACGCAACATTAGGAATTGAATAAAAGAGAGGGAAAAAGACCATGAAAAAATTTACAGTAAAAGAAAAAATTAATGGAGAACTTGCAGCCCGTAACTTATCCGACAAGGCATATAATTTTTATGTTAATACAGATCCATTGACGGTTTACGAATATAAAGCCGAAAATGGGAAAATGTATGCTTTTGATTTTTGCGGTTCGGTTGTGTCCGGTTTGACATTTGCCGAACTGCAAAAGGAACTTGAAGAACTGCAAGAATCTTTTCTTGATTCTATCGAATACCTTAACACGACAACCGGCGAAACATGGACGCGTGAAGAAATTGAAACAAATTTTGAAAACTTCCGGGATGAAATAAATTTTTCCGGGACTTTTCAAGAATATCTTGAAAATCTTGTTGAAAAAGGCGAACTAGAGAAGTTGTAAAAATGTAAAGTCCAGGACCGGAACAAAAAAGCCGGTCCTTTTTCCCTTGCCTGTATATCTATAGGATGCTTGCAGCTCATGACTGCATACAGGCTTTTTTTGCGATCCTTGACAACTAAATGATGAAAGCTATACAAACCGCCGAAAACGTGCTATAATGCTATGATACAAGGGTATATTATACCCTTTTATAGTTCCGTGCCTGTATAAGCTAATACAGACGGTTTACAGGGCATCCTATGCAGTTATATGTGGATTCTATCCATTGTATGAATATCTGCAGCAGGAACCATTACAGGATATATAAAAGCCGTATAAGGCTATATAGACCGTATAAAGCCATACAAGGCAAATACAGCGATTCCATGCAATAAAGGCATACTAGCACACGGAACCTATAAAAGCCGTCAAAACGTATTCTAGACGTTTATAGGGCATATTATAGAATCAGTGCTATAGATCCTTATAACTTTATATAGCTATAGTCTGCATTGATACCAGGACCGCATATAACAGCCGTAAAGGCACTATAAAGCCATTATAGCTATTATAGGAACGGGACTACAGGCAAGCCACAAAAGACCGTACAATGGCATATAAACGCATTATAAGCCATATTCACTTATGAGGCACTGTAAAGCCATTCCAGGCATTTTACAGATATCCTTTACAGGGATACACACAAGGCATATAAACGCAAATAAAGCCATTGTGGACCGCATAAAGGCTATATGGCTATACAAGGACTATAAAAGCCTACATGGATATACAAACCACACAGGCAGCCGGAAAAGTTGAAAAGTCTGTATAGATCCGTGCAAGCCTGTATTGAGTCCGGCACGGTTCCAGGACTTTCAAGCTATCCACGCAAGGCAAGACAGGAAGACCGCAAGCGGTCCGGCACTGGACACAAAACGCAAGCCGGAACCGAAAAAGGACCGAAAAAGGCGGTCTGCAAAACTTCAGTTCCTGTCTATGGATCAGGCTTCATCCGGTGGCAGAAAATCCGGCAAAGTTTCCATGGTCGAAATTTAGAGGGGTTGTACAAAAAATCTGCACATAATTTTGAGATTTCTAGGGGTGGGGTACCCCAATTTTTTTTGCAATTTTTTTACACATAGGACGGGGTAGTCCCCCTTTTTATGCAATTTTCCCCACCATACGCATGGTACACACCATCGCATCTCTTCTCTCCCATCACGCACGATTTTTCATCGCATTTTGAACGGTTTCATTCGGGATCATTCTGCAAATTTTAAGTGGCACTTTTTGACAAAATCTACGAAAAATCTTCTGCGGTCTGCACCAATTCTTCCGGCAATCATCCTGTAAACTTTCCGCAACTTTCGCTGATTCTTCTGTGACCAATATGTAAACTTTAAGTATCATTTCGGAATTCCATTTCCGATTTCGTTGATTTCTGTAAATTTCGGAAATACATTTCCTATCTTGAACTTTGTTCAACAACATATTTTCCACCGCTTATCTTCCGTTCTCCTGTTTTCGTTTGATTATTCTCTTTTGGATTCCCTGTAGAAAGTTCATGAAATGCTCCGATTTCGTTCTGAAACTCTTTTGACGATAAAATCCTAGCTGAAATTTAGAAGCCTGTTTTTTGGTCGAAAAATCACTCAAGAAATGTAATCAACCAAATCATCATCTTTGGAACCTCCGCAGCCGTTTCACTGGATCTCGGCAGAAATCTCTTCCGCTGTCTACGATGAAACCTGGAACGATTCCGAAAATCTTTCGCCAAACCTTCCGCTCACGATCCGCAGGATTTTACAGAGAAGCCGTTCACCGCCCAGTAAGGCATGGGACCCCTTTCTAAAACTGAATCAAAAAAAGGGTGCTAGGGGTCCCTTTTCAAAAGTTATGCGCCAAAAGGGTGCTACCCTCTGAGAAGGGTGAAACTTCTTGAAAAAATTTCTAAAAAACTATTGACATACCACTCATTGAGTGGTAATATAAAGACAGTTAAAGAAGTCAGTCACAGAAAGGAGTTAAGATATGACAATCAAAGAAAAAATGCTTGAAGTTGGTAATAGATGGCAGAAAAACAACATGGACCGGGTATATGTTAATTACTCCGATCTTAAGGATGTAGAAGTTGACGGCTTCACAATGTATACCTGGTTCAACCGCTTTCAGAGACAGAATATGAAAATCTACTATGACCTTATTAAAGACGAATTAGTAGTTACCACGGCTGATGATGAACAGAAAGCATTTGTAGAAAAGGTAATCGAAGCACTGTAGAAAGGAGATACACAAAATGTTCGTTGATATTATAAAAAAAGAACTTGAAGGGGAAGAAATTAACCTTACACTGGCGAACAGAGTAAGGAGAGCAGGTGGAATCGACAACATCTCTGAGGAGAAAGCAGAAGAAATCTGCAACAGGTTTAGTCTCATCGACAAGATGTCCGATGAAGAAAAAGCCTACTTAGAGTACAAAGGGCTGGTTGAAGGTCTTAACAAAACATTACAGATGAGAGCCGAAATTGGCGAAGGACATATCGGACAGGCTCTTATCTATGATACTGATGGAGACGAGGAGTATGCTCATGCCCTCAACAAAATTATTGATGACCATAAAAACAAACTTTCTGCGCTGTATCCGATGGCACAGAAAAGAGCCGATTGGCTCGGAGTTAAGCTTGATACAAGATGGAAACGGTTATAACACCTACCGTTTTCGTCTCCTTGTTTAACTTTGAAAGGAGAACCATTATGAAGAACTTAGACAAGCACGAATGGGATTTTACAAATTATGAATTACAAGCAATAAATGAACTCGAGGGGAAAGGTTTCAATGTGACCATAAACAAAAGGTCGGTTACAAAAGACAACCTGACTATAGAAAGGGGCGGCTTTCAGTGGGATATTGATATCCCGTTGGGCAGAAGAAATATATCATATGTCGGCTATGTCGAAATGGTAGAGCAGACTTTTGAAATGGCAAAAAAATTAATGTAAGACCATACCGAGCCTGAGCGGTATATCTCAGGCTTAATTCCATATGGAGGTATATTATGAAAAAATTATTAGATCAGATGAGAAAAGAACTTGAATACAATAGAATGAGACATATACAGGCAGTGCTCAGATATAATAACCGTAAGCCTTGCGTAAAGTTTACTTTTGTGTTATAACACCTACCGTTTTCGTCTCCTTGTTTAACTGAAAGGAGATGCAAAATGAATAAAGTTGTATCCTTTGCGGAGTTTCTCAGGAAGGTCGAAGGAGTAGATTATTCCTACTTCGACAACAACTATGGGACTGTTCAGGCAGACCAGTTGTACGAAGAGTACGAATGGTACTGTGAGCATCCCGAAGAGTACGCAGATCACTTCTGCTAAACTCTCCTGAGTTGTTCTTTCAAGTTCCTTGTGAGCCGTTAAGCCGGAAGTCCGAAGTATAGTAGGCACTATAAAAATTATAAGGAGTGGTAAATCTTATGTTCAAATACGGAATGCGATTAAGAGGATTCTCAATCGGCTGTCAGCCAAAAGAAGGATTCTATGACAGACAGGATGATGTATCCGGCAGATACTATGACATCCTGGTATACAACAGAAAACTTACTGACAAGGAAGTCAGAGACTATGAACTTGACTTCTTGGGTGAATGCCTATGATGTCAGTAAAGCAGTTGAGAGCAATCACCGGACTATCACAGAAAGCCTTTGGGGAAAAGTACCATATCCCTAAAAGGACAGTTGAAAACTGGGAGTCCGGCAGCAGGAAACCGTCAGAAACCATGTTGTTCCTGCTCAATCGAGTGGTGAAGGGAGATTACATGAATGAATACAGGATTGTTGCCATCCGCACATATGGTGGCATCATCGAAGAATTCGATATTGGAACCTGTAATGATGCAGAATCTGCCATTGAAAAGGCAAGAAAAGAATGGGAGTGCTTATCTGAGCATGACCGCAAGTATCAGACCATCGAGATCCGTTTCGATGAAGACGAGGACGGATACAACACTATTGAGTGGGAGGAATAATAGGATGGATACTAGAGGGTGCTACGGTACTCTCTTTTTTTGTGGTCGCACACAACAAACCGTCCCCCTTTTTACTAAATTTAGTACTGTAAAGATTTCCCAAAAATCGCTGAGACGCATTGTTTATGCTGATCTCAGATGCGGTGACGAGCATTTTTCTCAATTTTTCTCATTTTTCTCAAACCATTTTTCTGAGAGCCTTTATTCATGCGGTTTTTGGGAGTCGATAGCGAGTTCAAGTCTCGTCAGCAGCTTTTTTTGCGTGTCCGAAGAGCCACTGTTTATGCGGTTTTTCGGACTTTTGCTGACTTTTGAGAAAAGAATTTTTCTCAACTTTTTCTCAATTTTTCTCAAATAGAAAATTCTGGAATGGAACTAATGATACCTATCTTCTTTTCCGTACTCTTACGGTTCCTGTGATAATGGTTTTCACCAACCGCTTCACTGGACCATCCCATCTGGTTGAGAATCAGTTTCCTGTCAAGTTTTGCATCGAAGTAGATTGTACCCACAGTCTTTCTTACCTTGTGCGGAGACTTTGGAGCGATCCCAAGTTTCTTGCATACAGTTGTAAGTCTTCTGCTGATGGCATTTACCGTATATCTGTTTCCTTTTCCGTCAACAAACAGGTATTCACCAAAAGGATTGAGCATCCGCAGCCTTTTGAACAGGAACGAATACTGCTCCGGCAGAACCACATCCCGAAATCCATTCTCGGTCTTGGGATGTTCCTGTATTTCGTACTTGTAGCCGTCACCATCCTTGTATCTGGTTTCGGACCGGCAGATTTTGATATAGTCATCATATACAGCACTGTGCTTCAGTGCTACAAGTTCGCCTATCCTCATCCCGGTTACGAACATCAAAAGCAGTGCTGTGTTCTTTGTGTCCAGGTTATCCCTCAGATACGCAGTGATCTTGGCATATTCTTCCTCGCTGAAAACTTCTGCTTCGTCATCACAGGAAGTCTTCTGGAATTTCATTTTCCGCATCAGTTTCCGCAATTCGTTCTGGAACTGAAGATAACTGTACGGCAATAGATCCTTATCATCCGCAGTTTCAATGATTCCGACTACTACTGTCTTCAACAGGTTGAAGGATTTTTTCTTAAGGTCCTTCTCTCTCTTCTCCATCTTCAAGAAGAGTATGACAGAATCAATCGTGGTATTTTTTATTCCCTTATCAGCAATACCGGCAAAATGCCTTTTGAATACTTGATCGTATCTGTCATAACTTCGTCTTGATATGATTTCGTCCAGTAGTCTTTCGGAATTCCATTCTGTGAACAACTCCAGAAGTGTAGGATTCATATCATCCTTCTTCCAGTAGTCAATGACTATAGATTCAATCTCTTCTCTTGTGTGCTTTACAATCTTCTTTCTTTTGCCATCCACGGATGGCAGATATGTACTCCACCATCCGTTTTTTCCCTCTGCAATCGAGTATGGATGCCTATCAAGATACTTTTTGTCTTTAAATTCCATGATTTTGGCTTTGATGTGTGCGACCGATTCAATATTACCATTTCTGGAAATGAAATTATATAGGTCATTTGCACAAAAATCTAAGCCGTCCAGACTTTATCATCTCCCTTTTTGCTATTTTTTCAATGGTAAATTCACCATAGCAAGTCGCATTTCGGTCTGAATGGTGCATATTGCTACCGCATCATCAAGATTCAACAGCATTACTGTACATCCTTTCTTTTCGGCTTGCGCTTTCTCCGAACAAATACCGCACATAAGCCGGGAGCATCAAAGCAAATACATTTCCCGTCTATCAATGCCTTGATATCTTTGTCTTCCATCTCGAAGAAATCTGCTCCTCTGGGCATCCTTACTTTATCTCCGATATCGCAGTGAAACCTTGAAACGTGCTGATACTTGTAAGTGAAATCATCATCTTTTAACTGATATTCATGAAACATAACTACTCATTATCCTTATTCGCTTTTTCCGCATAACTCATAAATCCCTGTATCATGTAGTGATAAAAGTCTCCATCATACTTCTTTTTCAGTTGTGCTGCTTCTGCTATCAGACTATCCCAATACTCATCGGTGTCTTCCGGCAGATAATACTTCTGAACCATTTTCCAAAAGTCTGCAAAGAATGCAAACTCTCTAGATCCTTTTTCGAATTTTACACTTGTCATGATTAACCTTTTACGAAAAGTGGGCAGTTGTAAATGTGATATTTTCCCGGACCTGTCTCCTTGGCATCCCATCCCTCGACAGGAGTAAAATCAATACTCCACGGACAAGCTGCGTATGCTTTCGCACAAGACCAGCAAAGCTGTTCCTTAAGTCCTATCGCATTGTCTCTTTCGTACAGATAAGGCTTACACTTTGCTTTGCGCGGATC